ATCAATTGGCGGTGAACGACCTGTATTATCTATGCAACCAATGTATGTTATCCGCAGAGCAAACAATCAGCAGGCTGTATCACAGTTTCGTTCGCCAAATGATGAGCAAGCACGAGATATTGCTGTTCGTATGACCCGTGAATATGGTTATCGTGATATTGATTGGTTCTTGTCCCTTGCAAACGATGATACGAATACACCAATACCTGGTGCTGGCACACAAGCACTACAATTGCCCAGTGGTGGTGCAGCAACCTATGTTGTTGTAAACCGTAGCGATGGCACAGAATTATTAGCAACACAAGCACAAAGTTTTTACGCAGCAACACAAGCAGCCCAACGATTTGCGCAAGTGCGTGGTCTACCATTAGCAAGTATTGCTATAAGATCACCAAACAACAATAATCTATGGGATACGCAAGGTCAACTAATTCCTCAACCAAGCCCACAACCAGAACCACCTCGCCAATATTCACAGTTAGAAATAGATCGTGGTTATGATATTGCGGGCAATGCTATTCCAAGACAGCAATCTAACATTACTGCCACAAATGGTGCAACATATAATATTATAGATAGTGAAGGTCGTGTTGTTCATACCTTTAACGCTGCAAGTTTAACTGGTGCTCGTCGCTATGCTGTAAGTTATGCTGATGAACATAATTTAGCAGCACCTTGGGATATAAGAGAAGTTCCAAACAGAGAAGAAAGCCTTGAAGAAAGTATCCTAAACGAAATCAATATGAGTCCAACATCTCTTGAAAAGTTTGCCGATACTCCATTCGCCCAGAGTATGAAAGTTGGGTTTGAAACCGAAATGTATATTCCTGGTCTTGGTGGCGAAGAAGGCGAAGAGGAAGAAGAAGAGGATATGGATGCCAATGAGGATTTTCCTGGCACGGCTTCATATCGTGATCGTCAGCGTGATGTTATGGATTTTTTTGCTGGCGATCACAATACCCGCCGTGATGTTGAAAGTGCATTAGAATCTTTCTATGAAGCATTTAGTGAATATCAGTATGAATATTATGATGAGAATTATGAAAATACCACTGATTGGAAAGCAGAAGTTCAAGAAGAACTAGGTGACACTCCTATGGATGAGGCAAGCGAGCGTGAACTTGATGATGCCAAAGATAATGTTCGCACCGCTTGGATAGAAAACAACGAAGAAGGTATTTGGCGTCAATTCTTATATCGCAATAACATTGGTGATATGTATGACTTTATGCGTTGGGTAAATCGCAATACCAATTCATCGCTAACTTGGCCGCATTATACATTTAGCAGCAGTAGAGAAGAACCAACCACAGATATTGGTGATGTTGTAGATGATTTTAGTCGCAATACGGGTTATAAGGCACGAGCAAGCAGTGGCTATCACGGCGCAAGCCGTGATGAAACAACTTGGATATTTGAACCAGATAGTTCGCTAGATAGTCCAAGCAACGATGGCGATGGTGGCATTGAACTTGTATCACCACCTATGAACCTAGAAGATGGTTTGGCTGCGTTAGAGAATGTATTCAGTTGGGCAAAGAGCAATGATTACTATACTAACCGCACAACAGGTTTCCACATTGGTGTTAGTATCCCTAACCAAACAATGGAAAACATTGACCATCTTAAAGTAATCATGTTGCTTGGCGATGAGTATGTGTTAAAAGCATTTGGTCGTGCTGGTTCTCGTTGGACAAAGAGTAGTTTTGACCAAGCCAAGCGTGAAGTGCGTGGCAGAAGTGGCAGAAAGAATGTGCCAGCAATCCTTGATAAGATGCGCAGTGGATTGGAAGATATTGCTAAAGCAGAAATCAATAAACTGTTGGTTCCTCGTGGCGACCGCTATGTAAGCGTGAATATCAAGCCAAACTATATTGAGTTCCGCAGTGCTGGCGGTAACTACTTTGAACAATATGAAGAAATTCGTAAGACTATGTTGCGTTATGTTCGTGTTATGGGAGCAGCCGCTGATACCGAAGATGCTCGTCAAGAATATCAAAAGAAACTGTATAAGTTTGTAAGCGGTGGCATTAGTGAAAAAGATAACACGATGCAACTGTTTGCCAAATATACTGCTGGCGCTATTGACAAAGAACAACTTGTAAAAGAATTACGCACTGCCCAAGAGCGTCGTAAGCCTGTTGCACCACTTGGGTCAGGTCCAGTTGATGGTTTCTTGGAAAATGAAGACGGTGAAAATGTTGTAAAAATTAATGGCACTGCGCCATATGATATGATTGAGGCAGCAGTAAAGTTTGCCCATGACCGTCAGATGCCACTCGCTGATGTAAGTTTGCGCTATCCTGGTTATAGCATGGTTCGTGTTCAATACTATTCTACAAATCCTAATGAGATGGACAGTAAAACAATAGTGTTTATTCCACAGGTTGAAATGTATTCAACATATCAAAGTGAAATAATAAAGATGGCTGCTCCTGCGGCTGAAAAACATTGGGGCGTAAGTGGCTTGCGAGCAGATCGTTTTAATGTTCAACTATTAGATGAATATTCCTTACAATACTTGCGTGATGATGTTATGCGCATTACCAGTAGAGGCGAAGATCGTGCTCCATCACTGCCACCAACAGCCACACAGACTGCAAAAGGCACCGCAAGTGGCGATCAACGCCCAGGACGATATGTTATAAAATATACCGATGATGGTAGAGAAATTCATAGATTCGGTGCGCCTACCCAACAAGCGGCAATAGAATTTGCTAATAATTTCCAACGAGCATATAGCACAGTAATGCGTTGGGGCGGAACTATTGGCGGCTTGCGTGGTATTGCGTTATATACAATTGCGCCAAATACTGATGAACAAGAATTGTTCTATATGGGACCAGGCGAGGCTATTGTAAATCAACCTGCTTCTGGAACCCCAACTTGGGCAGATGATCCTAACATTACTGTAACCAATAACACACCTAGAATTGCAAATCCTGGTGGTCGTGGTGAATATGCATTGTTTAGCGGCGATGGCGAGCAGTTAACAGACGCAGCAGCGTTCAATAACTATCAAAATGCTTTAAGTTATTTTACAATTAATTATAGTAGTTCATTGGGAACTGGTTGGAGCGTAAAACAACTATCATGAGAGCACACGAGTTTGTCACAGAAACATTGAAGAAAGTAAAAGGTAAGTAATTCTGTTAAAATGATAAATAATAGTGTAGGTCACGGACGGCAATCCCACCTACTCTATGTTTAAGAGGAACACAGCGCAATGGTATTTACCAGAACAAAACCACCAAGTGGATATTATGTTTATTCATATTTGCGTAAATCAGATTTAACTCCGTATTATATTGGCAAAGGTAAAGCCGATAGAGCGTGGAACAAACACAAAAATGTATCGGTTCCAGAAGATATTTCTAAAATACAAATAATTAAAAGCAATCTCACAGAAGAAGAAGCATTTAATTTGGAAACAAAACTTATTTTGGAATATGGCAGAAAAAATAATAAATCTGGAATATTGCATAATAAAACAGATGGTGGAGAAGGAAATAGTGGGTGGATTCCAACCAAAGAAACTCGTAAAAAATTATCAGAGGCATTTATCGGAAAACCATTGAAAAAAGAACATCGTGAAAAAATAAGTGTAGCACTTACTGGCAAAAAATTATCGGAAAAAACAAAGAAAAAAATATCAACTGCTGCCAGTAATATATCCGAAGAAACTCGTGCAAAAATGCGTGAAGCAAAAAAAGGAAGAAAGTTATCAGAAGAACATCGTGCTAATATTAGTCAAAAATTAAAAGGCAAGGTATTATCAGAAGAAACTAAACAAAAAATGCGTAAGCCAAAACCAAATAAAGAAAATTACAAAGGTTTTACTGGAACGCATTCAGAAGAAACAAAAGAAAAAATATCTAGAACGAAAAAAACCAAAAAATAATGAATTATTTCATCTGCTGATTGCCAAACTTTTTAACCAATGCTTTTTGAATAGCAGGCTTAGAAGGTTGACCAATACCGCTTTCGTCGTGGGTAAAGAAACCAAGTAAACTAATAACTTGTGGATTTTGTCCAGAAATATAATAAAATAAACTTATATCTTTTGTCATGCCAGCATGTATAAGGCGTGGCTTCATCATGCCAAATGGACCATCGCCAGCAAATGGACGATCTTTGCTACCAAATGGAGTCATAGCATTGATTTCTTTGGTTTTCTTAAAATCAATAAATGCTTTTAGAACGGCACTGCCATGTGATTTTAACGTTTCATCAAATAGTGTACAGGTTCTAAAAACTGTTGCCATTATTGCATTCCAAGAACAGATTTCATGTGTTCAACGAGTTCATCGCCGCTTATAGGCTCGCTGAAATCACTTTCCTTTACGGCAAGGATACGAGCCGTATCTTCCTGAGAAATAACAGGATCGGCAGTGGTCATGAACTGACCAGAAAAATCTTCATTTGTAGGAATAACTTCCTTGATGCGCATTGGAAACTCCACTAATATTTATACCTTATACTAGCACAAAAGCGCCATCTGTCAAGGAAAAAATAAGGCTTGACTTATCCACAGGTTATGATACTATTAGGTATCGGAAATAATAGGGATAAATATCATATGGCTAATCAGAAGTTCAGAGTTTACCTTGATTTAGATGGAGTTCTCGCTGATTTTTTTGGTGAGTGGGCCAAATTAGACGGCAAAGACCACTATAAAGATATTGACAATCCAGAAGCAAAGCTAGAACTTGTGCGACAACATCCTACATTTTGGGTTGACCTACCGTTACTACCACACGCACGTCAATTAGTACAACACGTTATTAAAGAGTTTGGTGAATATTATATTTGTAGTACCCCACTTAGCGGAGATTCTCGTAGTTCGCCAGGTAAAGTTTCATGGGTAAATCAACATTTTAGTGGCATGATGCCAAAATATATTGAACTAACACATAATAAAGCTGAGTTTGCTACTAGTAATGGTATACCTGCAATCCTTGTTGATGATTACGGAAAAAATATAACATCATGGCAAAGTGCAGGCGGTATTGGTATCAAATATGAAGATCAAGATTTTGCACGAGTTGCAAGAACACTCTCTAGTTTTGCAAAATTAGGGAGAGAATAGCATGGGGGAACTGCAATGCATGAAACACAGTGGCACGAAGTTACAAACCTTTGGGAAGAATTTCAACAAACAGCAATATACCCACAGCCTGTCTCACTAAAAAGACAGGCTTTATTTTTTCTACGTAAAAAATTGAATAGAAAAATAACACGCAGTGATTTACGACGTTTAAGTGCTAAAATAAACAAAATAAAAAATAGCGAAAATTTGCAAGAACGTAACCGTAGCACTAAATTATATAAAGATTTGGTTTCAGTATTCAATTGTCAGAAATAAATGAATTTAAAATAGGTTTATTATTAGTGCCACAGTCTTATGATTATGGCACGGAAGACATTATTTATAGAATATTTGTAAACAATCAATTAATAATTGAACGTTCTATGCCTTTATTAGATTCTAATCAAGCAGTTCTAGATACATTTTTTGTAAGTTGTTTATTAGATAATATTAAAAGTTTTAATATTTTAGTTAAAAATATACAAGATAAAAAAGTTTTGTTAAAAACATTAATTTTAAACGACAAAGAAGTTGGTAATTTAGAACACATAATTTCAGAAGATCATAGTATTTCTATAACAGTAGCGTAGAATAAATAAATCTAGAGGTATTTCTATGGTTTATGAAATTTACAATAGTTCACTACACGGAAAAATTTTATCTAAAAATGGCAAACCTGTCATTGAAAATTACGAAAATGCAGGCAAATTATCGGAACGTTTTGGCAGTTCTCGTCTCAAAGTATTTGAGAATAGATACATGATTAAATTGCCAGAAAATATTAATTCAATCCAAGAGTGTGATTGTGAGATTATGGGTCAAGAAGAACCATATTCAGTTGGTTCAAACTATAGCAAAGAACCACGTGATAACGAAGTTCACATGGCTCGTGCTGATCTTTATCGCACAGCAAAGTTAGCAATCATGTTGCATGAGATGCTAAAGAATGTAGGTGAAGAGCGTGGTTTAGATGGATGGGTGCAGCGTAAACTAACTCGTGCTGCAGATTATATTGAGAGCGTATTTGATTATATGGATTATGAAATGCGTTATCCAGAAGAAATGCATGAAGATGATGTGCAGTCTGGTCAGTTACAACCGCCACAAAATCAACAACAGGGCGTACCACAACCTAATATGCAAAACAAAATGCAACAAGCTGGTCAAAATCCAAATGCTGGAAAAAACCAAACACCTGGCATGGTAAAGATGGCAAAATTAGATACTAATGGCAAGGTTCAAGGTTTACCAATTATGGTATCTGCTGCTCAAGTTAAAAGTAAACAACAGGCAGGATTTCACGTAATTGGCGAAAGTGCAAGTGGCGGTGCAAGTTCGGCTGGCGGTATTGCAGTGGGTGCTATGAATGGCGGTGCGGGCAGCAATAATGTTGGAACACTGTTTGGCGGAACCTATAACCAGAAAAAGAAAAAGCGCAAAACGGAAGCTAAGGGTGAAACTGGTCCAAAATTTACTGGATATTGGATGGGAACCGATAAGGGCAAACCAGGTAAAAAAATGGTAGGAAGCAACTAAGATGGTAACAACATCATTATTTGAAGCAGCAGATTTCAATCCACTGATGGAAAGTTGGAATAATGCTGGTCGTGCAATAAGTGAAGCAAAACTAAGTCCAGAACAAATTACTGCGCTATTTGGTGCAATTGAGCAAGGCGCAAGAGCAAGTGGCACTAATCGAACTGCACTTGGCAAAGGCGTAGATGTTGCTGGTAAAGCTGGTGCTGCTGTAAACAATGCATATCAAGGCATTATTTCTAAAATTGGTCAACTTGGACCAGTAAAAGGATTTGATAATGCTTTTGATAGTATGGCAAGCAAACTTAAAGATGCTACTGGCGGTGACGAAGGTCTTGCCAAACATGTTTATGCATACCGTGCGCTTGCTAAACGACATCCAATTATTCAAAATCTGATTTATGGTGCACTTGTTGCAGGTGTTGGTTTAGCAACTGGTGGTGCTGCTCCTATTGCAGTGTTAGGTCTTATGAAGATGACAGATCGTCTGCTACAAGGCGATAAACTAAGTGCTGCTATGATTAAGGGCGGTGTTACTGCTGGTGCTGCTGGTCTTGGTCGTGAGTTAGCAAGTTATCTTAAAGGTGCCGCTCCTGCCCCATCAAAGGTGCAAGGATATCATGCTGGTACTGATGGTGGTCCTTATGATACAACTGCAGCACAAAATAATGTATCAGGTGTTCAAGGATATCGTGCTGGTACTGATGGTGGTCCTTATGATACAACTGCAGCACAAAATAATGTATCAGGTGTTCAAGGATATCATGCTGGCACAGATTTGGGTCCGCAAGATATGACTACTATGAAAATTCCAAAGGGTGCAAATTTAAGCACTATTGCTAAACAGTATAATGTAAGTGTAAAAGACTTGGTTGATGCTAATCCGCAATATGCTAGCAATCCTGATGCAATTCGTGCTGGCGCTACACTTAAAATTCCACGTCCAACAGGTAATTCAATTTATCAAGGTGGCGTTGGTACAGCAGCAGACACTGCAAAGCGTGTAGCAGCCGCAGGTGCTAAAAAAGTTACTAATAGTAGCCAATATGTTGACCAAGATGCCACAATGCAAGATTGGTTCTTGCGTGAAGGCGTGTTGGATGATGGTGCTCGCAGTGTTTATGTATATGAAAGTGCAGTTCCTGTAATCTTCCAAACTATTGAAGAAGCAGGATTTATGCAAGGTCTTAAAAACATTGGCAGTGCAATCGGCAAAGGCGTAAGCAACTTTGGTAGTAACTTAACAAATAAAGTTACCGCTGACAAACTCAACACTGCTTGGAAAAAATCAACTTATAGTCAAGGTGGTGGCAGCGTTGACAGTAAAACTGTGTTGCAGTTCTTACGTCAAATGGGCGTAGATGATGCAACGATTAAGGCTACATTTAAGAATATGAAAATTCCATTTCCTCGTGGCCCCCGTGCACCAAAACAAGCACCAGCAGGTGGAACAGCACCACAACAAGCAGCAGCACCACAACAAGCAGCAGCACCAACTGCACCAGCAGCAGGTGGAGCAGTGGCACCAAAAGCAGTACCAAATGTTCAAAATGTCATGAAGGCATATGGAATGATGTCACCGCAAGAGCGTGCGGCATTGAAGAAAGAAATGGAAAACTTTGATGACCACGAATATATGGCAAGTGGCACTGAAAGTAACAACAGTCGTGATATCATGCGTATGATTGGTGAGGCTAAAAATCTTGCTCAACAAGCAGCCATTGCAATCAATATGAAGAAGCGCGGCAAGAAACCAAAAGGCAAAAAGTAATGCGTATTGGTCAAATTACTAATGAAGCAGATAAGACTGATACTGTATCCTTAGATATTCCGCTACTACTTCGTATGATGGAATATGCTCGTGAAGATGCAAAAACTGATCTAGACTTGCACGATGTTGCTGAAAAGATGATTGCCCTAAGCAAGAATCATGATTATCTCTGCATGGACAACTATAATGAAATCGTTGGCAGTGCAGCACATGATAATGTTGAAGAAAGTTGCCCTCATTGCGGCGGACTGATGTATGAAGCAAGTCTTATGAATGAGAAGAAAGATGCTTGCTACTATAAAGTCAAGAGTCGTTATAAAGTATGGCCAAGTGCGTATGCAAGTGGTGCGTTAGTAAAATGCCGTAAAAGTGGTGCTAAAAACTGGGGAAATAAATCTAAATGAAGATGGAAGATGTTCTTGGCGAAGCATGTTGGAAAGGTTACCATAAAGAAGGTAACAAAAAGATGTTTGGCAAGACATATCCAAACTGCGTCAAGAATAAAAAGAAACGTAGTGAAAGCACAGAAATTAAATGCGATCCTATCACTGAAAGCGTGTTACTTGAACAAGTTGATTATTGCATGCACTGTGGCAATTTAATGCTACCAGAAGCCAGTGGTAATCTACACAAGTGGTTTAAAGATAAATGGGTTAACATTGGCAAGAAAGTTGCTGGCAAACATCCACCGTGCGGCACAAGTGGTAGTAAGAGTGGTTATGCTAAATGTGTGCCAGCAGCAAAAGCACGTAGAATGAGTGCATCAGAAAAACGTAGTGCAACAACTCGCAAACGTAAAGCACAAAATGCCGCAGGTCGTGGTGGTAAAGATACAGGTAGCAATGGTAAGGCACCAATTCGTGTAAGCACCAAAGCCAAATAAATAATATATTAGGATTTATAACATGAGTGATATGCGTTCCATAATTGAAAAACTTACTGCCATAGCAGAAGACCGTCCAACGATTGGTGATGGTGTTTATCTAGAATTTGGTAACATACTAGAAGTAGATACCGAAATTATGGAAATGAGTGGCGATAGTATTACTCTACTTGGTGATGAAAGACTGTTTAAGGTTCTTGAAAACCTAGACGAAGCAGAAGATAAGCATGGTTCACCATATGATCGTGGTCGTGCTGACTCTTATTATGGTCGCAGACACAATCCACATAAACTTGTTCCAAATGCGCATGGTGGACATGAACATGAAAAGCTAACTGACCCACGAGAAATTGAAGACTATGGCCGTGGCTATGATGAAAACACTGATAAGAAAGATTACGGTGAAAGTGTTAATGAAGGTGAAGTAGTTTCTTTACAAAACAATCCGCAAACTTTAAAACGATTGGTAAAAATGTGGTGGAATGGTGATGAAGGAAAACATGCCCAAGCCGCAAAGATGCTTGACAATATGGGATGGGATGTTGAAGAAGAAGATGATGATGTTGTTCTATACAAGGGCGATCAAGAAGTTCGTTTCTTTATGGATGACCTGTATGAATCAATCGTAGCAGAAGCAGAATATCATGGTCGCAAGGTTCCACTTAGCAAACCTATGCGAGGCGATGTAAAAAAATTCAAAGTGTTTGTCAAAGACCCAAAGACTGGCAATGTAAAGAAAGTCAACTTTGGTGACCCTAATATGCGTATCAAGAAGAGTAATCCAAAGCGTCGTAAAAGTTTCCGTGCTAGACACCATTGTGAGAATCCAGGTCCCCGCACAAAGGCTCGTTATTGGTCCTGCCGTAAGTGGTGATTTGAATGTTATTAACCGAATTATTTGACCTTGATGAAGCCGCTGGTGTAGGCGTAGTTCCCCCTAATAAGAAGGCGGCAAAAGACCCTCGTTATGCGAATGCGCTAACAGTTGATATTCATCCAGGTGAAACACAAAAGCAAGCAGCAAAGTTTGGCAATAAAACTGATAAAATTGGTCGCCCACCTGTCATGAATCCAAATGGCAAAGTTAATGAAGCAACGATGAGCACTACTATTCAAGGACGCCATCCTGTAAGTGCAGGTGCGAGGGGATTGCTTGCGGCCAGATGGAAATATGATACTGTTGTTCAAGGTAGTGATAAGATGAATATGGCAAACGCTGTTGAGCGTCTTGCAAGCACACTTGATGGCGCAGAACGCACTGACTATGATGGCATTGATAGTATGATGCAACAAATATGCCGTGAGTTTGAGGTTGATCCAAAAGACCTTCATAATGCGTTTATTGCAAAATACAAATTGACACCCGATGCGATGGCTGCTAAAATGAAGCATGATCGTAAAAACCGTCCAAAATCCGTCTAATACAACATATACACCCACCATTGGTGCAATTGGTTCATCTACAATATATACAATTTCTGGTGGTGGCGGTGGTGGTGGTAACGGTGGTTCTGGATATCTATCAAATAGCGGTTCCATGAGTTGGGGTACTACTGGAAGTCCATCAGTATCAATAATGGGTAAAGAATTGCAAATTACACCACAAGATAAAGGCGATGCAATTATTAGAACCAATCACAATGAAATAAATCTTGATAAATTATATAAAACTGTTATGATGATTGCAGATAAGATGATGATTATCGCAGATGATCCATATTTTACCGAAAAGTATCCTACGCTAAAGGATGCTTATGAACAATACCATACTTTACTTGAACTTTATAAAACAGAAGAATAGTTAAGTTTTTAAAGAAATAATTTAATTAGCAGCAACTGCTGCTGCAACTTGTTGAATTAATTCTTCGGTTCTATTGATATCAAGTGCACCTTCAATAATTTTTACAACTGCTTCTGTAGCTGCTGCTTGTTTATCTGCAGTTGATGGTGCTGTAGAATTTGTTACTGCAGATATAATTGTTGCAGTAACTGCACCCGAATTAGTTATAATTTCAACATCTGACATTACAACTGAGGCAATCGCATTTACCACAACTGTAGCAACTTCTGTATCAGTAATTGCATCTGCTAAATGTTGATCTGAAACAACATCAAGAACAACAACTGGAGCATTTGGTATATTTGAACTTGGCGCAAGTGAAACAACTGAATGTACTGCATCTGGCAAAGGGTCTAACTTTGGATTGAAATTTTTATCTGCAGGTGCTGAAACAATCGCAGCAATAAGTGGTTTTACATCGTCTAATGTCATGGTTGTTCCTTTAACTTGTATATTACTATTTAGAAGAATATTAAAAGAATATCTACACTTATATTTGTTATTTAATTTATAAAATTTATGTAATAAAACTTAATATATTGACTTATTTTTATAGGTTATATATACTTAACAATGAAAGGAAATATCTATGGCAACCAGAAACTTTAGTGCTGAAGAGCGCACAAAACTAAAACAATTAATGTCTGAAAGTATCTCTGTTATAACTGAAGTAGAAGTATTAACGGGTGGTCTTAATGATACTATTGCCGCTATTGCAGAAGAAATGATGATTAAACCAAATTTGCTTAAGAAGGCAATTAAGATGGCACAGAAGCGTGACTTTGATAAGGCTCGCGAAGACCTTGATATCATTGAAAGTATCTTAAACAGCACTAGCAACTTGGATAACGAATAAAGAATGGCATATGTAGATGCATTGCTTGATCGGCAAAAAGAAAAAGTATTTGTAGTTGAACGAGTAGATGGCAAACGTGTCTATAAAGATTATCCAATAAATTATGTATTTTACTATGAAGATGGTAATGGGAGTTTCAAAAGTATCTATGATACTCCTGTTCGCCGCGTGACTTGTCGTAGCAGCAAAGATTTTCGCAAAGAACTTGCAATACATAGCAATAAAAAAATATATGAAGCTGATCTTAATCAAACATTTCGTTGTTTAGAAGAAAACTATTTGGGCAAAGATTCGCCACACTTACAAACAGCATTCTTTGATATTGAAACGGACTTTGATAGTGTCCGTGGCTACAGCACCCCAGATGATCCATTTACCAAAATTACAGCAATTACGCTTTATCTTGATTGGCTTGACCAACTAATTACACTTGCTATGCCACCAAAAACCATGAGTATGGAAGAAGCAAATCGTATTGCATCACGTTTTGAAAATACTTTTATCTTTGACAGCGAACGTGAATTGCTACTTACTTTTCTAGAACTTATTGATGACGCTGATGTATTAAGCGGTTGGAACAGTGAAGGGTTTGATATTCCATACACGATCAATCGTGTTGCACGTGTATTAAGCAAAGATGATACTCGTCGTTTTTGTTTGTGGGATCAATTTCCTAAAGAACGTGAATATGAAAAGTATGGCAAAACAAGTAAAACATTTGATTTAGTTGGACGAGTTCATCTAGATTATATGTTATTATATCAAAAATACACATATGAAGAACGCCATAGTTATAGTCTCGATGCTATCGGTGAATATGAATTAAATGAACGAAAAACTGTGTACGAAGGTTCGCTTGACCAGTTATACAATCGTGATTATGAAACATTCATTGCATACTCTCGTCAAGACGTTGCACTTCTTAATAAATTAGATAAGAAACTACGCTTCCTTGATTTGGCAAACGAAATTGCGCATGATAATACAGTGTTGCTCCAAACTACAATGGGTGCAGTTGCAGTGACAGATCAAGCAATTATTAATGAAGCACATCGCCGTGGTATGGTTGTTCCTAATCGTCGCCCAAAAACTGAAGAGGTAAACACACAGGTTGCTGGTGCATATGTGGCATATCCAAAAAAGGGTATTCACGAATGGATCGGTGCTATTGATATTAACTCACTGTATCCATCTACAATTCGTGCACTTAATATGGGACCAGAAACTATCATTGGTCAACTACGTCCAATCATGACGGAAGCACATCTTAAAGAAAAAGTAGACGATGGCAAAAGTTTTGCTGCTGCGTGGGAAGGTTTATTTGCTTCACTAGAATATGAAGCCGTTATGCGGCGTGATATTGGCACCGAAATTACTATTGACTGGCAAAATGGCAGCAGTGAAGTATTAAGTGCTGCACAAATATATGATATGATTTTTGACAACTATGCGCCATGGGCATTGAGTGCCAATGGAACTATTTTCAATCTTGAGCATCAAGGAATTATTCCAAGTTTGCTTGAGCGTTGGTATAGTGAGCGTAAAGAACTGCAAGCCAAGAAAAAAGACGCAAAAGATGCAAAGGAGATTGCATTTTGGGATAAACGTCAGTTGGTTAAGAAGATTAACTTGAACTCGCTATATGGTGCTATTCTTAACGCAGGTTGCCGTTTCTTTGACCAACGCATTGGACAAAGTACTACACTGTGCGGTCGCACAATTGCAAAGCATATGGATGCAACAGTTAATGAACTCATTACTGGTGAGTATGATCATGTTGGCAAATCAATCATCTATGGTGATACTGATTCTGTGTATTTTAGTGCGTGGCCAGTGATTAAAGAAGAAGTTGAAAGTGGTCGCATGGAGTGGAATAAAGAAATTTGTATTCAACTCTATGATAGTATTGGCGAGCGGGTAAACGAAACATTTCCAAAATTTATGTATGAAGCATTTCATACCACACCAGAACTTGGTTCTATTATTAAAGGTGGACGTGAACTTATTGCTTCTCGTGGATTGTTTATTACTAAGAAACGCTATGCTGTGTTAATTTTTGACCTTGAAAGTAAGAGATTAGATGTAGATGGCAAAACTGGCAAAGTTAAAGCTATGGGTCTTGATCTTAAACGGTCGGATACTCCAAAAATTGTACAAGATTTTCTTGCCGATATTTTAAAGAAAGTACTGGATGGTGCTGAGCGTGAACAAATTATTGAAGAGGTTCGCCAGTTTAAATATACGTTTAAGGACTTACCAAGTTGGGAAAAAGGAACCCCAAAACGTGTTAATAGGCTAACTTACTATGGTAATCTAGAAAAAAAACAAGGCAAGGCAAATATGCCAGGCCATGTTCGTGCGGCGATTAACTGGAATAATCTACGCAAAATGCACAGTGATTCTCGTTCGCTTGAAATTGTAGACGGTATGAAAACTATTGTGTGTAAACTACGTGATAATCCGCTTGGGTTGACCAGTATTGGTTATCCAACTGATGAGTCACGCATTCCACAGTGGTTTAAGGATATGCCGTTTGATCAAGACCTAATGGAAGATACTATTGTTACACAAAAAGTAGAAAACCTACTTGATGTGCTGCATTGGGATATTACCAATGCAACCAATATTACCAACACGTTTACTAGCCTGTTTGATTTTGAGGAATAATATGGAAGATTTAGAACCATTTGATTTGCGCACTAATGTAGATGACTTACAAGCATTTGATATGTATCAAAAAATACTTGATTTTAAAAAATTCTATACAAACTATGCAGAACATCAAGGAAACTATTCTAATACAATTCAAGCATTTGATAGATTATTGCGAGAACTTGACGATACATTAATATACGGAAAGTTACGAATGTTAGCTAAAAGTCGAGATTTAGCTGATAAATTAATTGGAAAAAATTTAGAATGGCGTCGTAATTTTGTTTCTGATAACAAACTAAAGAAACTTGATGTAAATGAGTTAAGAGGATTAATTACTGCAAACATAGCCAGTAATTTACCTACTTTGGAACTTTTTCCAGGCGTGGGGCAATTTTTGCCATATGCCGTAGCTGGTGAGCCACTTTATGTTATTGATCGCTATATGGAAATTATTGATGAAGCAGCAGCCGTACTAAACAATGAATTTTATACAACAAGAAGATTAAGAAAATATGTAGTTTCAGATTACAATTTATCACAATTACCCCAAGAATCATTTGGACTAGTTTATTGTTTCAATGAATTTTTTCAAGCAGATGAACAATACATTTATAATTGGGCTTGCGAAGTTTACAAATTATTAGAAAGTGGCGGAAAATTTATTTTTAACTTTTTACCATATGATCAACATTGGGCTATTAAAGCTACTTTTACAAAAATATATAGTGTCATTGATTATAAAAGTCTCATAGAAAAACTTAAAGATTTTGGTTATGAATTAGACAACTGTGAAATTAAAGAATTTTGTGCCAGTTATATTTGCATTAAAAAACCTGGCACTCTTGCTCCACGTATAAAAAATAGTGGAAGTATTGCAGAAATTATTGACATCTAAAATTATATAAATTATAATTAAACAAAGATAAAGGTGATACATGAAAGATTTTTTAACAGATATTGTTGCGCATACACAAGTACTTGGTGTTATTGACACAATTAAAATTACTGGCACAGATCAAAGTACAATTATTGAAAGCGTAAGCGATGATCGCAGCGTTATTCTTAATGCTACGTTTAATGCTGTAAATGCAGCATTTAGTGGTGTATTTGGTATGCCAAACTTGACAAAACTCAATACTATTCTTAATATTCCTGAATATAGAGAAAATGAAACTATTACAGTTGTAACACAACAACGCAATGGTGATGCAGTACCAGTAGGACTGCATTTTGAAAATGCAGGCGGTGATTTTAAGAACGACTATCGTTTTATGACAACCGAAACTGTTAATGAAAAGTTAAAAACTGTTAAGTTTAAGGGTGCTACTTGGAATATTACTATGGAACCAAGTGTTACTAATATTCAACGTCTTAAGTTTCAAAGTCAAGCAAATAGCGAAGAAAAGATGTTTACAGTTAAGACTGAAGGAACTGATTTAAAGTTCTATTTTGGCGATCACTCAACTCATGCTGGTAACTTTGTATTTCAAAGTGGTGTCAGTGGCAAACTTACTAAGAATTGGTCGTGGCCAGTTGGTCTATTCTTATCAATTCTTAATC